AAACCGATAACGCCGTCCTTGTCAGCACTCTCGGCGATGTATTTGATGATATCCCATACCGGAGTGTCCTCATAATCCAGGCTGGTATAAGTGGTCGAAGTGTCCTGAATCAGTTCGGCACTGTCCCGGGTATGGCTTAGACCGACATAGTTGTCGATCAGATCTTTGACAATGGCTTCGCCCTTTTGATTCGTGTACTTCTTCGTAACTATGCGGCGGAAAAGCTTCTCTCCCCAACATCTGCCGGAAACAGTTATGTAGTGTTCTTCAGGATTCGGAGACTCGCACTTGACACTTTCCACGCGGCAAGTGATAAGCTGCGGAATATTTGAGCTTCTGCCAACGTCTATGTGTCCGTCCATGCCGACGTTAATCGGAGTTGTTCCGCCCGGGCTGTACTTTTCATCCCAATTCTGCAGGATCAGCTCGAAGCTGCTGACTTCTTTTGTGCAGCCCAGATGGATCCTGAGATCGACAACGTCTCCTTGAGGCGGAGTAACAGCGCCAAAAGCAACTGCACACTTAGGAATATCCACGCTCAAGCGAAAAGCACCGCCAAAACAGCCAAAATTGAGCCCAGGACCCAGTACAGAAGCGGTAAGCCTAGAATCAACGGAAAGCCTCCCCAGTTAACCCAATCATCCTGCCGTGGCCATCTGCCCTCAAAAATAAACCAAGACGCATCCTGGACCAGAGGCATCATAATCAAACCGAAGATCCAAGTTTCAAACGTTACACTGAAACTGACGACTGCGAAAAGCCCGAACATGCACAAATGATAGAGTTTGAAGTGCTTCAAAATCGCATAGTCCATGTCAGCTTCGAAGAATACTCGATTCTCCATGAAGCCATAGAGGACCGCAAAGATGAAAGCCCTCAAAATGTCAAGCATAATCATATGTGAAACTCCTCTGTCAGGACATGACATGGAAAGATGTCATCAGATGACACGATACCCAGAGATATCATGTATGTAGTTCTTCCTTCTCTCGCTCCCTGAGTCTCTGAAGGGCGTAGTTAGCGCCGTGCGATCGGTTGGCAAATCGCTTTTTCTTGATCATTTCGTCAACCCAAGCCACAAGATCAGCGTCAAGGTTCATGCTAGTCTTCATTTATTCGACTCCCCGGCGATACATGGCTTCCTCGCCTACCCGCTGGATCCCTCGAGTCCTCGTCGGCATCTCCTCTGCTGCCGCATTGAACTCTTTGATCCCGGATGTGGCGGCGTGCATTTGGTGAGCGAAGTAAGCCATTGCGGCAGCCGCGCCAATGATTACTCCGATGCCTACCCCGGTTAGGGCGAGGAACGTCGCGTGTGAAATATTAAGGGCGTTTTGAGCGGCCACACAAAGCCAGGTCGCTGCGGCTTTGATCTTATGGGCTATAGATGTCACGATACTTGCGCTTGCATTTGCCGTCTCAGCTGTTGTATTGATCGCGATCGACGCGGTGTGGCCAGTCGTGACTACAGTCATGTATGATTTCAAGCGAATCAGAGCAGAGATTACGGTGATAACAGCTAGAACCGTTCTGGCCCATTTTGCGCTTTCCTTGTCAACGATGCCAAAATCTCCTGCCAGGCTGATTACTGCGGATCCGAGACTAGTTACGGCTGTGAAGGATCTTGCAACAGTAGTAAGGCTAATAGTTGTCGCAGCAGCCTCTTTCCCCAAAGTCGCAAACCCGCCTGCTGAAGCTTGAACATCCTCACCCATATTGATCGCGGCAACTCCCACTCCGCGGAACGTAACCTTGGCATCTTCAAAACTTGAAAGGTCCAGTGACGGAATACTTGGAACCTCGATAGGCGGGACCTGGATCGGCGGAAGTATAGGAACATCAACGGGACTGAAACTGAGATTTATCGGTGAACTTTCAACTTCAGCCTTAACGCGAGCGGCATCTTCAGCCACACGGTAGAGCTCCGGACTCGCAAAGTTCTGCGTCTGGATGGTCATGCGTTGACTTGAAACTTGAGCAGCCATAGCGCCAGCGTCAGCAGCAACCTTCTGAAACTCAGCACTAGCCAAATTCTGAGCAATAATTGAAATGCCAAAACCACTGAAGCTCATCGGAATCCAGCCTCCATTTTTGCTGTATCAATTGCTTCAGAAATCAGCTGTTCGAGCTGCGGAAGATGAGCCTGAATTGACGGCCAGAGATACGGTCTCGCATGCATATATCGCGTGCCAAGTTCAACAAACAAAGCATATGTTGCCTCAGCCCCAATATTGACAACCCAATCTCTGACAACAGCATAGATCGAACTACGCAAATACCCGGTCTTAACTCGAACCCTCCGCATAGCTTCAGCTTTAACGTCAGCAGCCCAGCTGACAAGTTTGCTGTGCACGTAAGTCTGCATTGCATTCTGAAACGTGCCGATGGCTGCCTGAAACTCTCGAATACCTTTGACGTTACAGGAAACTTCAACGGCCACGGACTTTTGCCTCACGCTTCGCCTTTTCAACTTCCTCTTCTGTCATTTTGTCTATCTGATTTAGGATCACTAGGAATTGCTCGACAGTTTTGGCTGGCTGCTTTCTGAGTTGCAGGACTGTCCATCCGAACTCTTTACAAAGCCGAAACTCTGAAAGAGTTGGGCACGGTTTTCCTCGCTTAATTGCTCTAACAAAAAACGCAGCTCCTCATGAGAAACACCATTAAGTCTATTCACAATCTTCGAGAATGTCTCGCCAACCTCTATCGGAACTCCTTCTTCTTCACCGGTCAATTTCTCAAGGGTTATGGGTTTATTCTCGGGCTGCTCCTTGAGACTGGCTAAAATCGTCTCAGCCTGAATTGCAACGAAATCACTGCTCTCAACTTGACCCGAAACCTTGCTATACTTAGTATGTTTCTGGATTATCCGGTTTCTTTTTGCCCAAGTGATCTCACGGAACACGTAATGCCCAGCGTATTCTTCGCCGAACCGCTCATCTAAATCCAAAGTCTCAGTCTTCAATCCTTGATCCTCTCCATCACAGCAAGTCGATTGACAGCAGCAGTCTCCAGATCCTGGAGGAAGATTTTCTTAAGAGAATCCGGCAGCTTTGAGAGACGTCTTCCCAGATCTCCAAGAAGTTTGACCTGCATGTTATCCGCTCCCAACGACCCAGATCTCAAAAGTGAAGTTTCTGATGCCGGAGATTGATCCATCTATGCTTAAGGTAAAGTCTACCGGTAGGCTGCCGTCGACCGGGATTTGCCTCCCATCATAGCTCCAGGTGAGTGCCATGAAATCCTTTGCGTTTATTGGGTTCCAACTGTCAACGTACATCGACATCGTCACGGGAACGTTGCTCTCGTTTTTAATGTATGCCGGTTGATTCTTAGTTTGGCCAGGTTCCATCATGCCCCAATCTATCGTAACCAGCGGCACTGTGCACTCAGGATCGGAGTAGACTGTAACGCCCAAAGACTTGATCGTCACAGTTGCCGTGATTCTGTAGGTCCACTGCAAAGCCGCATAAGTTGCTACGGATCCGACTAGAAGACCCGCTAGAACGCATAAAGCGACGATGGCGCCAAGTTTTCTACGTTCCAACTCCATCCTTACCACCTTTACGCGATCGCCAACGGGCCCTTAGACGTGAATGCAGCTTTGAGGTACAGCAGATCTTCCATTCGGCTCGGAATCCCTACGTCATCCCACTTGCAAGCTGAGAGTGTAGCCTTCTTGGTGTCGCCCAAGCCAATTTCGAGAGCGAACTCCGCGTCTGCCAGAACTTCATCAGCTTCTTCTTTGTCTTCGAACTCGAAGGTTATCTCGCCACTTAGAACTCGGTGTCTAAAAGTCACATATTTCGCTAGATGACCATTTGTCGTGCGTATCACGGGCACACGTTTGACGTTGTTTTCCACGACGAATTTCCATGCACTTACACGATCCAACGTCGCAGCCCCCTTTTTCACGTAGGTCTCGTTGAACGCAACGCCGCCAGTATGATCGGTATATGTTGCTCCTGAAATCTTCGCAGCGGTAACGCTGACGTCTTGGCCTTCCAACTCGAGAGCAGCTCTGACAACGTCTTCGATGCTGCATTCGACAGTGGCTTTGTTGATCCTCATGCCTTTGAAAAGTAGGCTGATGATGTCTGTCGCTGAAGCGAAAATGCCTTTGTAGTAGATGCATTGGACGCTGAGACTCTTGTCTTCATCGATCTTACACCATTGCAGTAGATCGATCGGCGACGTCGACGGCAAGGGATAAGCAACTTTGCAGGCTACTTGTCTAAGACCCTTTTTGATAGCCTGCAGATCGTAACTTCCCGCTCCACGGAGTTTAATGTTCCCTCGATCTATGCCCGGGTCAATGGTATCCGCCGGAACACTTGTCATGCTAGGAGTGTCAGGGGTCGTGCCAAATTCTGCTTCAGTCACGTAATAGAATCGCTGTTCCTCACTTCCATATGTCTCAACCATCTTGGTTCTTTCCTCCTGTTTTTCTTATTTTTTGGATCACCATGAATGTGCGCGCGATTCTTCGGATTCTTCTCTGGGCAGTCCTAGAAACGTATTCGGGAGAAAGGAGAAGGCTTCGAAAAATAACATTTCCAAAACCACCTTCCAGAGTTTTCTCGCGCGCAGGCAAGTTAAATAATTGTTTTGGACCCGCAGCACGTTGCATTTCACAGCCTGCATTTTCATTTTTCAGATGGCTTTAGCCTTGGATTCCT